CGACTTTTGCCACATTGACAGACCTTATCCTGAACGAGTATGGACTGGAACTACAAATTCGCAAGGAGAATGGGAAGAGATATCTTGATTTTAAGAAGCAGATTGGTGTTGACAGCGACACGGAAATCAAGCTCTCTGTCAATCTATTGTCATTAAAGCAGCATATCAACCCAGAGGGCATTGTATCTCGCCTGCTTGTATATGGCAAGCAAAATAGTGAGACAAATCAGCGTGTCAGCATTGCCTCAGTCAACAACGGAAAAGACTACATCGATAGACCTGATTTGATTGCCGAGTATGGTATCAAAATGGAGACTGCCACGTTTGATGACATAGAGAACCCTGTTGCTCTAAAACAGGCAGGAGAAAGCCAGCTAGCCACTCAAAAAGCTGTAGCTTATCAATACTCTGTTTCAGCAGTCAACTTATCGCACATCAACCCGAATTTTGACGAGTTTGAGGAAGGTAACACATATAGGGTTATCAATCCTGTTATGTTTATCGACGAGCGACTGAGAGTTGTTGCTCGACAGATTGATTTGTTAAATGTTGAGAGATCTAGTTTGACGATTGGAGAAAAATTTAAGTCTACGGAAGAGTGGCAGTTAGATAATATTCGTAAGCGAACTCGGCAATTAGTTACAACTAATCAGCTTAAAGAGCAACAGGAAAGATTGGAAGAAGTGCGAGTTATTGCTAATGCAGCTGCAGAGACAGTTGAAACTGTCAATAATACCGTGAACGAACAGTCTAGCCAACTCTTATCTACTCAAGATAAGAAAAAACTGGATTATTTGCTAATTTCAAAGAAAGTTGACTTAGATGATATATTGAAACGAATTGAAAATCTAGAAAGGAAAGTTTAAATGGGAATTGACCAATATTTAAAAGTTATCAAGGAAGGAGTTTTTGGTCGCGATGTTCGACAAGCTATTCATGACGGTATAGAACGAGTCTATGAAGATGCAACATTTGATGGCAACACAAATATGGAAGTGGCTAAGGCCAGAGGCACCTTTGACCATCTATCCGATAGATTCTCTACGATTGATAATATTATCAATTCAAAAGCAGACGAAGCTGAAATAAAAGCTATGCTTAATAATATTCTAGACGGAACTCCTAAAGGAACATATCCAAATGTTTCAGCTTTACGTTCAGCAAAGCCATCTGGTGATAAAGGTATTTATGTTACAACTGATAACGGCCACTGGAATTACTGGGACGGAAGTTCATGGGCGGATGGTGGTTCATATCAATCGCCAACTGACGGCGTTCCTAATCAGTTCGGCGTAATTTTCGACGGATTATTAACTATTGATCGTAAGACTAAAACAGTATCCTTAAAAAAAGATACATGGATTTCGTTTGGAAATAAAAATTATGCTCCAAATGCTAATTTGAGCATTAGTTACGAACCAACTGGATTGTCAGAATATGTTGTTTACGACTTCCAAAATAAAGGGTTAACCGTGATGACTTTGGCGAACGTTAAGAACATCACGTCAACGCAAGTCATACTTGCTATTATGTATAAGGGTACTTTACATTATCCAGTTAATTCTATGTTCGTTAAGACAATTGGCTACTCAGAATATACGCAGGATAGCTTAATCGGTTCGGTTGTACAAGGCAAAATAATCTATGACAATTATTCAAAAACGTTTAGTTTTAATGGTTTTGGAGAACAGAATGAGATTATTGTTTCAAAAGGGACAAGTTACTACTCGATAAAAGAGCATGAAAATCTTCAAGTTAGTAGTGGATACTTGCATCATCTTATTTTGGATACTATAGAAAATAAGTTTAAGCTAGTAAAGAGTTCAGTGATGTCTAATGGAGCAACTTTTACAAGCAAGAATACAGACATTTTGATTGCATCAGTATATCTTGAAGAACTCACGCATTATTCTAGTAATAATTTTATTCAGAGTACAAAATCGTTATTAAATAATGCATGGCAATTAGAAGAACTGATTGTCGACCTTCAGACTAAAAAAACTGTTATTGTGACGCTGGGAGATAGCACGACGGATGGTTGGAGGACTTCAAATTACACCAGCAACAACGATAATATTAATAATCTAAAAGAAGGAAATAATACATATTCTGGAATACTTAATAATATTATTAATCAACAACGTGGTTACAATTTTGATCATAAAATTTATAATCGAGGATTTTCAGGAAAAACCATTAATTGGCTTCGTCAAAATCTGGATGCTGTTCTATCTCCGATACCTGAATCCATTGATTATGCGTTCATTGCAATGGGCATCAACGATATGGTGTACGACGTGAGTAAGATTAAATCATTTCGTGACGATCATATCAATGTTGTAAGTCGATTGTTGGCAAAAGGAATTAAACCTGTACTAATGAGTACTCAAGCTGAATTTGAGAATTACAAACGATTTGGTTCGAAGATTAATGCGATCGCTGACAACATCAAGAAGGATTTAGCCAAAGAATTAGGATTACCATTCATTGATTATAATGCTGGCACAAGTAATATTTTGAACCATTCAGAATACAAGCTCAAGGATTTAATTCCAGACATGTGCCACTTTGGAGATCTTGGTCATCAAAAAGGGGCAGAATTCTTAGCTAGTCAGTTGATTCCTCAAACGGTATTTGTTTCAGGTGTTAGTAAAATTGGGTATCAAAATAACAAAGTGGCATCTGATTTGAATTATTCAGATTATTTGACTGATGAACAAAAAGATGTGAAGTGGATTACTAGAACTGACGGCTTCGATTTAGAAGGACAACTAAATTCTACTCAAACAAAGACTATGTTTGAGGTTTCGGTTTATATTGAACGTCCGTCAATTGTCCGCTATTTTGGAGACAACGTGATTGTGACATCAAATGGGCAGTCATTATCAGACGGTACTGTGCTTGATGTCGGATTTTATCGAATCACAGCTAAGAATCGTTCTGGAGTTGCTAGTAAATTCCGTGGCTTGAAATTTAATCTGAAAGAAGTATAGACAAAGGAGGTTGTATGCAAATCGAATTTTTCAATTTTTTAAGAAGTGTCGTCCAGACTGAGGACGGACTGGTCTTGTACGCTCTAGCTTTGATTGTCTCAATGGAAATCATCGATTTCTTGACAGGGACAATTGCTGCTATCGCAAACCCTGACATCGAGTATAAGAGCAAAATCGGCATCAATGGGCTCCTTCGCAAGATTTTAGGGGTTCTCTTGCTGATGATTCTCATCCCGATGTCTGTACTCTTGCCTGAGAAGACAGGTTTCGCATTCTTGTACTCGATCTATCTCGGGTACATCGCATTTACTTTTCAATCACTTATTGAAAATTACCGCAAACTAAAAGGAAATATCACTCTTTTTCAGCCAATCTTGAAAGCATTTCAACGATTGCTCGAGAAAGATGATGATACGAAAAAAGGAGAATAACACATGATCAACTGGAAAGTACGTTTTAACTTAAAAAATAAAACATTCTTATTGCGAGTGGCATTTGCACTAGCTTTGCCAATTCTCGCATATTTCAATCTAAAACTAGAGGATTTGGTTAGCTGGGGAGTCATTTTAGACTTGCTTGGAAAATTCTTTGCGAACCCTTATCTTGTTGGGTTGACGATTGTAAATATCTTAAATATTATTCCAGATCCAACAACATCAGGGATCTCTGATAGCAAACGTGCTCTTGAGTATCAAGAACCAAGCGAAGATTAGGAGAAAACAATGAAGAAAAACGACTTGTTCATCGACGTATCTAGCCACAATGGATACGATATTACAGGTATCTTGGCTGACATGGGTACACAGAATACCATTATCAAAATTTCTGAAAGTACAAATTATCTAAACCCTTGCTTATCTGCTCAAATTGAGCAATCTAATCCTGTTGGATTTTATCATTTTGCTTGGTTTGGCGGTGACATCGAAGAAGCCGAACGAGAGGCACGCTACTTCCTTGATAATGTGCCTCAAAAAGTAAAATACTTGTGTCTTGACTACGAAGATCATGCTAGTGGAGATAAACAGGCAAACACAGATGCTTGTATTCGCTTTATGGAAATCCTCAAAGAAAATGGCTATGAGCCAATCTATTACAGCTACAAGCCATTCACGCTCAATAATATCTATTATGAGCAGATTCTTGCGAAATTCCCAAGCAGTCTTTGGATTGCTGGCTATGGTTTAAATGACGGTAATGCTGATTTTGAATACTTCCCATCCATGGATGGTATCCGCTGGTGGCAATACTCTTCAAATCCGTACGATAAGAACATTGTTTTACTAGATGATGAAGAAGCAAAGCCAAAATGGAAAAGAAATGATACTGGATGGTGGTATGAATATCCTGACGGATCTTATCCAAAAGAGAAATTTGAAAAAATCGATGGAACCTGGTATTATTTTGACGGCTCTGGCTACATGCTTGAAGACAAGTGGAAAAAGCATTCAGATGGCAAATGGTACTATTTAGACCCTTCAGGAGCTATGGCTACTGGATGGAAGAAAATCAATGGAAAATGGTATTACTTCGATACAGAAGGAGCGATGGTCACTGGTTGGGTTCAATACAAGGATAAACTTTACCATCTCAAAGAAGAGAATGGCGCAATGTCTTCAAAAGAACTTGTCCAAGTCGAAGGTGGCTGGTACTACGTCAACGAGGATGGCAGTCGTTCAGACAAACCAGCGCTTACTGTATTACCTGATGGTCTCATCACAACGAAATAAAGCATAGAAAGGCTTTCAAAATTTAATTACACTTGACCGCTGGCAATCGCTAGCGGTTTTTTTGTTTGGCAATAATAAAAGCAGTGACCGAAATCACTGCTTATCAGCTGTAGCAAATTCATAAAGTTTTTCTGCTGTGAGAAGGGCCATTTTGTCCATGCTTGTTTTTCCTTTTCTAAGGTCAGAAACAGTAGTCCAAGGAACTCCAGCGCCTTGCGAAATAGCGGATGTAGACATCGAACTGTCTAATAATTCTTGAATAATTTTTCTCATACTTATTTGTCCTTTTTATTTTTTAGA